CAATTTTCTGGCACGTTCAAGAAGGGTGGTAGTGTAAAGAGGCTTAATCATGGTGGTGATTCTCAGTCGGACAAAGAAACAAAAGGCTATGAGGCCACCTACACCAACCAGAAGGCTGAAAATATAGCTGATCGTGAAGCCATGAATCCTTTTAATATTTTGAAAGAATTAGGGCAACACATTAAGCGTTCTTTTGATCCAGATGGTTACTTCAAAGGAGATGAACGCAAAAAGTTGTTTGAAAGCCAATCTCGCAATATTTTGGCGGACAAAATAAAAGCAGACCGTGCGGCTAAAGGGCAAGGCGCTGTAACTCAGACCGAAAGGTCTGTAACGGTATCGCCAGCAGGAAAGAAACGCGGCGGAATGGCTAATTGCTAAAATAAGGCGGGGGCTTCGGCCCCTGTCTTTTTAGGAGAATAATTATGGCTGATGCAGTCACAAGTCAAACGATTTTCGATAACGAACGCACGGCTATTATGAAGTTTACGAACATCAGCGATGGCACTGGTGAGTCTGCGGTTTTGAAGGTGGATGTTTCCGCGCTAAATCCAAGCGCATCAGGCGCTGTATGCGACAGGGTTACAGTCACCAAAATCTACATCGCCAACCACGGCATGGAAGTCAGAATGTTTTTTGACGCATCAACTGATGTGCCGTTCTTTCTTTCTTCGTCCGGTGCAACGCAGACGCTTGACATGACAGGCTTTGGCGGCATCCCCAACGATGGTGGTGCTGGCGTTACTGGCGACATCATGTTTAGCACGGCTGACGCCTCTTCTGGCGACACCTACTGGTGTATCTTGGAGATGACCAAGGGATATGCGTAATGCCAAGCAAATCACCTTCCCAGCATCGTTTGATGGCGGCGGTCGCAAATAACCCTGCGTTCGCCAAGAAGGTTGGAATCCCTGCCAAGGTGGGGAAAGAATTTGTCCGCGCTGATAAAAAGATGGATAAAGGCGGAGGTGTAAATGCTGCTGGTAACTACACCAAGCCTGAGATGCGTAAGCGTATTGTTTCTCAGGTCAAGTCAGAAGCTACACATGGAACGGCAGCAGGGCAATGGAGCGCGAGAAAAGCACAGCTAGTAGCCAAGCGCTATAAAGACGCAGGTGGGGGGTACAGAGATTGAAAGCCCCCCAGCAATCTCTTAAAGACTGGGGCGACCAGAAATGGCGTACAAAGTCTGGTAAGCCGTCGTCCCAAACGGGAGAGAGATACCTGCCAGAGAAGGCAATTAAAGCCCTCAGCCCGCAGGAATACGCTGCGACTACAAAGGCTAAACGGCAGGGAAAGTCAGCGGGGAAACAGTTTGTGGCTCAACCCAAAAGCATTGCAAAGAAAACAGCCAAGTACAGGTTTTGACTATGGCAAAAAATAACTCACCAGTAACTCGCTCATTAGCCAAGAAGTTAAAGGGCGGTGGCGTGTCTCTTGCTGTTGGTAGGGGTGAAAAACTTCCAACAAAGCAGGGTGCAGGGCTTACGCAAAAGGGTCGAGACAAATACAATAGGGAGACGGGGAGTAACTTGAAGGCTCCACAACCCCAAGGCGGGTCGCGGAAGGATTCTTTTTGCGCCCGTATGTCTGGTGTGGTTGAACATTCAAAAGGGGACGCGCCAAGGGCAAAAGCGTCTTTGAGGCGCTGGAACTGCCCCGGTTGGTAAAAGGACGGGTATGTCATATTCTGGTGACTATGGGCAGACAGTAATCAATGTGCAGACATTGATTGACCACGGTGCGAGACGCTGTGGAAAACTTGCGGAAGAACTTACTTCTGAGCAAGTCCTTTCTGCGAGGCAGTCGCTATACTTTCTTCTGTCCAACCTAATCAATCGCGGCATCCAGTATTGGGCTATCGACAAAGAGGTAATAGGGCTTCAGGCGAACAAATACCGCTACACGCTGCCTGCGGGTGCGGTTGACGCATTAAACGTGTTGTACCGCACTATGAACCGCCCCACGGGGACGTATACCTCGTCTGCTGGCGGAACTATCGCAAATCTCTACGATAACGACGTTGACACCTTTACCCAACAGGCGTCGGCAAACGGGAGTTTCACGGTCAATTACGGGACGTCAAACCCCATCTATGCGGGTTCTATTGGCTTCCTGCCCTACATTGCTGGTGGCGGGACAGGAACTTGGAATATTGCGCTCCAATACTCGTCTGATGGGGTGACGTACACCACGTTGCAGAACCTTGGAGCCGTTTCGGTTGCGGACAATACATGGGTGTGGACGGATATAGACCCCGGTCAAAACGTCGCTTTCTACCGAATTGTTGCCTCTGGTGGCACTACTCTAGCCCTTCGCGAGTGGTATATCGGCAATAACAGCACTGAGGTGATGATGTCTCGCCTGAACCGCGACGACTACACCAATTTGCCTAACAAAAACTTTACCGCAAACCAGCCGTTTCAGTTTTGGTTTGACCGCACCATTCCGGAACCAACGCTGTACCTTTGGCCTGCTCCGAGCGACCCGTTTGTTCAAATGACTGTTTGGTACTCAAGTCAAATCATGGATGTTGGTGCATTGACGAATGAACTGCAAATCCCGCAGCGCTGGTATGAGGCAACGGTGATGATGTTGGCGCATAGAATGAGCCTTGAATTGCCCCAAGTCCCGATGGACAGGGTTGGCTATCTAGAAAAGATGGCGGAGAAGTACCTGTACGAGGCCGAGCAAGAAGAGCGCGACAAGTCGCCGATTTACTTTGCCCCCAACATTTCAGTTTACACAAGATAATGCCTACGTTCTTAGACACCAGAGGACTAGCGTCGTTGGCTATCGGGATTTGCGACCGATGCAAAATGAAGCGCACCTTTGTGTCTTTGGGTATTGATCCAAACTTCCCCGGTTTGCGGGTGTGCGATCAAGGTTGCAAGGACAATTTAGATCCATATCGGTTGCCTGCTCGCAAGACTGAGCGCATCAACCTTCGATTCGCTAGGCCCGATGTCAGTGTTGCTGTTGACCCAGACGCTCTAATTACGGGGCCGTATCAAAATTATGAGATATCCCCAGAAAATAATCAAGATACGCCCTCCAACAATGGCAATCTTGACAACCTGAGTCCATAACGTGGCCAATGTAACTATTACGCAATTGCCGTCTGCTGGGGCGATTACTGGCACAGAATTAGTCCCTATTGTGCAAGGCGGGGTGACCGTCCAGACAACAGCCGCCGCGCTTGCTGGGTCGCCAGTCCAGACGCAAACCTTCTTGACGTTAAATCAGGAGGCCACACTAGCAAACAGCCGTAGGCTGTCCGCAGGGACGGGTGTAGGGCTTACGGATGGCGGGGCGCAGTCAACCCTACAAGTAACTCTCAACGCAGCCTCTGGGAGCCTAGAAGCGGCTGGGACGGGCATGATTGCCAAGACCGCCAGCAACACGGTTGCGGCAAGGACGATGACGTCGTCTACCGCTGGGCTGTCTGTCACCAACGGGGACGGGGTAGCGGGTGCGCCCGCTTTTGCGTTGACTGGGGTTGCTTTGGCGGTTGCCGGGGCGACTGGAACCGGGGCGCTGGCGCTTAACAGTTCTTCGACCATTGCGACCAGAATAATACTTGGAACGGCGAGCCAGATTAGCATTACAGACGGGAACTTTGTCAATTCGCCAGTTATTGCGATTTCCAGCGACCCGATTGTTCCCGGTTCAGGCGGGATAGTTATCCCGGTGGGAACCACTGGGCAACGAGGATCCAGCACCGACGGCACGTTGCGTTACAACACCACTACGGCGTCATTTGAGGGTTACGCTAACGGCGCATGGGGTTCAATTGTCAGCGGCGCGGGTGTAAGTGCAATCTCTTTTGGTTCAACTGGCCTGACTCCCGCCACATCGACTACAGGCGCTGTAACGGTGGCGGGAACATTGTTGGTAGCCAGCGGAGGCACTGGGGTCACCACATCCACAGGAACGACGAATGTTGTGCTGTCCAACAGCCCAACGCTGGTAACGCCAAATCTCGGCACTCCAAGTTTTTTGCTTGGCACAAACATCACGGGAACTGCGGCAGGACTGACTGCCGGGACGGTCACGACAAACGCCAACCTAACTGGTGATGTGACATCAGTAGGGAACGCAACCACGTTGGCCACAGTTGCTTCGGCAGGTTCTACAGGGTCTAGCACAGCGATTCCTGTCATCACCATCAATGCCAAAGGCTTGACAACCAGTATCACCACGGCGGTAGTCGTTGCGCCAGCGGGAACACTTTCGGGGGCGACCTTGGCGTCTGGGGTTACGGCTTCCTCGCTGACCAGCCTTGGCACGATT